TTGAAGTAGTCCCTGTACCACCATTTGCAATCGGCAAAGTCCCTGTTACACCTGTTGTAAGCGGCAGTCCTGTGCAGCTTGTTAAAGTACCTGAAGAGGGTGTACCCAAAACAGGGGTTGTTAGTGTTGGACTGGTTAGTGTTTTGTTAGTAAGTGTTTCTGTACCAGCCAAAGTTGCCAATGTGCCTGTAGTTGGCAGGGTTACGGTAGTAGTGTTAGTGGCAGTAAGGGTAGTTGCAAATGCACCCGAGGTTGTCAGGTTGCCGCCAAGTGTAATTGTCTTGCCTGCATTGGCGACTCCTGTGCCACCGTTGGCTCCGAGCAGTACACCGGAAACATCTGATGTGCTGATGTCAATTGCATCCCAGCTTGTGTTTGTGCCATCGGACTTGAGGTACTTACCATTCGCCGATGTCTGAGCCGGAGCCAAAGCATTGAACGCGGCATTGGCTGTTACCTGACCTGTACCACCATTGGTAATTGCCACTGTTCCAGTGACGTTGTTACCCTTAACGTCGTAAAAGTTTGTGCCGTCAGACCAGACTGTTACTTTATCCCCTGTAGCAATAGCCACTCCAGAGCCAGCGGCAGTTGTGTTGCCAATGACCGTAGAGTTGTAAATTGTGATTGTGTAGCCACTGTTGTTCCAAATGATGTATTGTTTAGACACTGGCGGGGCATAGATAGCTGTTGCCGCAGATGCGCCGTTGAACTTCAACATGGCATAGATAGACTGGTTCAACGACGCAGAAGACGTTGGCCCATTCAAATAGGTAAGAGCTTGGGCAGTAGAGGTAACAGTTACCGCCTGATACCCCGCAATCGCAGTATCAAAAATGTAAGCAAAGTTATTGTCGGTGGTGGATCCCCACGTACCAGCTTGGTCACCAGAGCCAATAAGCTCTACTCGTAAATTGCTTGAATATGAACTGCTCATGTTTTTTCCTTATTGAACAACTTCTGTCCAGTTAGCGGTTTGGGTGTCATCAATGTCTGTCCACCCGGCGGTCTGATTATCGTTAATTTGCGTCCATGTGACTACCTGCGTATCATCAACTTGTACCCACAGGACGGGGACTGGATCAAAAGCTATTGTGAATTGACTGGCAAACGAAACGTCTCCGAAGAATGACCCCCCATACGTCATTATCTCCTCGATGGTCTGTGGGAGCAAAATATCTACCCAGTCAGCCACTTCCGTATCGTCAATCTGCTCCCAAAGCAGTCGGCGCAAGATTACGTCAGTTGCAGCAATACTCTCCTGAATCTGAGCAATTACGCTGGCTGCGGTAACTACGGAATCGGTTGCAGTTATGGACTCAGAGACTGAGCAGATGGCGGTATGCTCGGCTGAGATAGCGTCGGTTGCAGAGGCGGCTTCGGCTATTACGGCTGCAAATGTTGTTTTTGAGGACGGGCTGTCCGTAGCAGTTGCGGTTTCGCTGACAGCAGCATTTACTTGGAAAAAAGATGAAACTGTGTCGGTTGCTGTGGCGGCTTCGTTAATTTGTGGAGCAAATACGGCTGTGGACTGGGTTGAGTCCGTGGCGGAGGCAGTATCGGCTGTGTTGACGGCAAAGTTGGCAACGGCTGAGATGGAGTCTGAGACCGAGACTGTGTCGGATGTTGAAACTGGGAATGTGGCGGCGCTGGAGATTGTGTCCGTAGCTGTTGCCGTATCGCTTGTCGCTGCGTTAAAAATTGTTACAGATGATGGGCTGTCCGTAGCAGTTGCGGTTTCGCTAACCGCAGAATTTACTTGGGAGGAAGAAGAAACTGCGTCGGTTGCTGTTACCGTGTCTGCGGTGTTGCAAGCAAAGGTTTGTAAAGTGGATACGGAATCAGTAACCGTGGCAGTTTCAGCTATGGAAGCCGCAAAGATATTCCCCGTTGCCGCAGCAAACGGGGCTTGTGCAAATGCGGTTTCCCCAAAAAGCATTCCTACTCAGCTTCTTCAGCTTTAGCTTCAGGCATTGGAACTTGGGGGATGGCTTGCTCCCGAATGGCTTGAATCATGTCAGCTACTTCAGCATAAGGGCGTGTACCCAAATACTGCAAAACAGAATTCACCAGACCCAAGGTCAGTTCAATTTTTTTGTCGTTCATGGTTTTCTCCAAAGCACCGCTGAGATGGGGCAGCGGTGAGTACCCCTTATGCTGATGCTGTACGCAATGGAGTCAGATTCTCTGTTGTCCAGTAGTCTTTTTCCAACATGAGCTTCAGATGCTCTTTGTTGCGTGACAAGCAATCTGCCCAATCTTCTGCTGTCATGCCTTCGGGCTGACCTGCATTGATGAGGTTTACGCTGTCCATAGCGGCAGAGTAGTGCTTGGCAATTTGTTCTGCTGTGATTTCGTTTTCCATGATTTACTCCTGATTAAGAAAGGCGATAAAGAATGTAGGTAGCTGCAGCAGTCCTACGCAAACGGAAATGAGCAGACACACCTGTTGCAACAGTCAGTGTACCCACGGATGTGATGCCTGTATTTACTGCCATTGTGATAGTTCCAGAAGCAGTATTAACAATGTGAAAGTCAAGACCCATACTTGTGCCAACAGCAGGGTATGCAGTGTCTATTGCAGACGCAAGCGGCAGGGTGACGGTGTAGGTTGTTCCAGTGGTGTTGATAATGTCTGTGCCAAGTTGCGCGGCAGTAAGCGTGACCGCAGCACTTGGGGCAGTAGGAGCAGGGGCGTACACCCACAGGTTTCCCGCTGCAATATACATATTTCCTGTTGAATCACCATATTGACGCACATTCCCATCACCATCAGACAGCACAATGAAGTTGCTACCAGTAGCAGAGATGGGTGCGGCAGAACCTGTGTACGAACCTATGATGACGTTCTTGCCACCCGTAGTGACTGCACCCCCTGATGAAGTACCAATAAATGTATTGTTACTTCCTGTGTTAACTAATCCTGCATTGTCGCCAACAATAACTGTTCCACTCCATGCGCCAGTAGCACTATTAGCGGCGGCATTGTCACCAATGACAATATTTTGTGCGCCTGTTGTAATACCAACACCTGCACGATTACCAATGCCTACATTTTCACCACCACCTGTTGATACGTTTAAAAGTGCTTGATGACCTACAGCGGTGTTGGATGGGGATGTAGTTGCAGAGGATAAAGCACTTTGGCCAACGGCTGTGTTGTCAGAAGCGGTAGTATTGGCATTAAGGGCAGTATGTCCAATAGCAGTATTTGATGCCCCAGTTGTATTGGCATACCCCGCCTGATAGCCTACAGCAGTATTGTTAGATGCTGTGGTGTTGGCTTGGAGTGCTTGAACACCAATGGCTACATTGTTTGCGCCAGTCGTATTTTTTTCTGCGGCTAAGTAACCCATTGCTGTATTGGAGCCGCCCGATGTTTGTGATGCTAAAGCACCGTAACCAAAACCAGCATTGTTGCTACTTGTGCTTGCTTGTAAAGTAAACGCACCAAATCCAGCGTTTTGTGTTCCTGTTACGTTATCTCTAAGGGTTACATAACCTACAGCAGTGTTATTGCTGGCTGTGGTGTTAGCTTGAAGTGCCTCACGACCTACTGCTACGTTTGAGCCGCCAGTTGTATTTGCGCCTAGCGTGTTGTAACCACCTATTGCGGTATTGTTTGTACCAGTAGTATTTGCCGCCAGAGCGTTTACACCAATAGCACAAAGCGTACTAAACCCAGTAGTTGCGGCAGTAGCGGCATTTGTACCAACGGCGGTAACGTAACCCTCAGTTGCGGTTTTCCCTGCTCGGTAACCTACTGTTGTAGTAAATGAATTTGTGGTGAGGGAATAACTTGCCTCAACACCTATTGCTACGTTGTTAGATGCTGTGGTGTTAGAGTAAAGGGCTTGATATCCTAAAGCAACATTAGTTCCACCTGTGGTGTTGGCGGCAAGAGCAAAACCACCAATAGCCGTGTTGTATGCGCCAGCGCCAGCGGCTGTTAGTGCTTGAACCCCCATAGCGGTGTTGTAGCTAGATGTATTTCCATATCCAGCAATATGACCAAAAAATGAATTACCCGCACCATTTACATTTGAATACCCTGCTTGCGTTCCGGCATAAGCATTTTGAGTCGCCGTTGTTCCGCTATACCCTGCCTGATAACCTACAGCGGTGTTGTTTGAGGCGGTGGTGTTGAGGTAGAGGGAGTCCTTACCAATAGCTGTGTTGCTAGACCCTGTTGTATTTGTATACAAAGCACCTTGACCAACAGATGTATTGTTACCGCCAATTGTGTTTGCATTTAAAGCAAAAGAACCAACCGCTGTATTATTAACGGCTGTTGTATTGGCTCTCAATGCACCCTGTCCAATACCTGTATTGTTATCTGCTGTATTTGCATAAAGAGCAGAAGCGCCAACAGCAGTGCAAGCAAGCCCAGTTACGTTGGTATATCCAGCTTGATAACCCAAATATGTGTTTGGGTATGTTGAGCTTACTATGGTTTGACTGTAACCCGCCTGATAACCTACAGCAGTGTTGTTAGAGGATGTGGTGTTGGAGTAGAGGGCTTGCAATCCAAAGGCAGCATTATTACCACCAGTAGTATTGCTATTCATTGCCTGTGAGCCAAACGCAGAATTATTTGCCCCCGATGTTGTCAGGTAAGCAGTTAAATAACCATATGCGGTGTTATATGAGGCCGTATTTTGTTGTAATGCGGCATAACCAGTTGCAGTAATTCCTGTGCCAGTTGTATTTGCATACCCCGCCTGATAACCTACAGTAGTGTTGTTAGCGCCTGTGGTATTGGAAACTAGCGCCTCTTCACCAACGGCTGTATTGTTACTAGCCGTAGTGTTGTTGTATAAAGCGTTTAAACCAACGGCTACGTTTTTTCCACCAGTGGTGTTTGTTCTTAAAGAATTGCTACCGACAGCGGTGTTATCTGCGCCAGTCGTATTGCTGAGCATTGAAGAAAAACCAACCGCCGTGTTGATGGTTCCGGTTGTATTAGCAAACCCCGCCTGATATCCCACAGCGGTGTTGTTTGAGGCTGTGGTGTTGGCGGTTAAAGACTGAACGCCAATTGCTGTATTTGAACCACCTGTTGAGTTAGCCGCTAAAGAAGAAAAACCAACGGAAGTATTGTTTGCTCCAGTTGTATTTGCAACAGCAGACAAACGCCCAACAGCAACATTCTGATTACCAGTTGTGTTTACATATAAAGCACCATGACCAAGCGCCGTATTGTCGTAACCTGATGTGTTAGCGGCTAATGATAAAGCGCCAAAAGCAGAATTGTTTGCTCCAGTATTGGTAGCCGCCATAGCACCATTGCCAACAGTTGTAGCAGTAGCAACAGCACCGCCGCCTCTGCCTACTCTGACACCATAAACTGTTAAGTCAGCACCCGCGTAAAGCAAGTTGGCAGAGTCAGTCTCAAGACCGCTAGTAGTGGAATACACCACACGACCCGAAGTAAGTCCTGAGTTGATAATACTTGTAGCAGCCAATTGCGGTACTGATACTTGTGTATTTGCTGCGTTAACGTATACCGCTCTCTCAGCAGGCTGCGTGACAAATACGTCTTTTGTACCCGCTGTAAAAACAACCAATGAACCAGCATTGCTGGAAGCCAGCACCGTGTCCCGTGAAAGGGTATTACTGGAAAGAGTGTACGTACCAATCCCCACCTCCCATTCGCCTGTTGCAATATTGGCTATGGTGTAGTAGGTATTGTTAGCGTTGCCGATGGCGGCAGAAAATGTTTGAAATCCTGTGTATGCACCGCCAAGAGTTACAGCACCTGTGCTTGTAGTTGTGGTGGTTTCACGGACTCGATCCGCGAGAACTAAAGCCATAGATCATGCTCCTGTCAGTTGAGACTCTTCAAACCAACGCTCTTGCGTGTTTCCATCTACGTCTGTCCAAGAAATAAGGTACGACACAATACCCTCATCATCCATACGCAGGGCAAGAACAGGGCCTTGGGGAATTACTGCGATAGCCTTGACGACATCGCCTTTTTTAAACGTTGTTGCCATGATTAACCTGCCAAGCTGAGTGTGTAAGTTACGGACAATGTATCGCCAGAAACAACTGCGCGATCACCGGGGGAACTGAAGTCTGCGGCTGAGTACAACGTACCTGTTGTACCACTCTTGGTACTGTTGCTGGTTAAGAACGCACCGCCCACTGTGGTTGTAGCGTTGATACTGAACGTCGCTGGTGAAGCTGAGTTTGTTGCTACAGATGGGTTGGCTGTGGACGGTGTACCAAATGTGCAAGCAGGGCGGGTGGCTTGACTATAAGCTGTAACCTCAGTCCAGCCAGCATGGGAAGACATAGTGTCACCAGCCGCAGGGCTGTTTGTTGCGCCAGCGCCGTACAAGCCCAAATACCAAGCAGCGGTATATGCACTACCTGTGAAGTACTTAGAGTTCATGTCTTGCAGACCGACGTTGACCACCAGATTAGGAGCATCAGCTTCCCACTTCAGGTTGCCCTGTGCATCGTGGCACTGAACTTTGTAGACGCCTTTTGCGCTTGCGCTATCAGCAGCAGAGCTACCCGCGATTAAGCTGCTTGTAGCTACGTCTTGTGATCTTATTTTATCGTTGAACATGGTTGCTCCTTAAACAAGCCGAATGAGTGCGGATGTGCTGGTGTTAGCAGGCATCGTTACAGTAAAAGTTGAAGTGGAAGTTTTGTCGTTGCCAAAATCAAGTACGCACACAGCGCCATTAGCGCCAGATGTATAGATCAAAGCGCCGCGAGCAGTGATTGTTCCAGTCCACGATGGGGCTGTGAATGTTACGTATGACACACTACCAGAAGCTGTAGTTTGCGAAGAAACTGTAGCCGTCACAACCTGACCGCCAGCAGCATAATTCCCGCCAGACGACTCACCTGTAGCAGTGTACGCCGTGGTGGTTTCATCCAGTGTTGCGTTGTTGGTGTACAGCGCCAAATAGAACGTATCAGACGAAAAACTTATTGTCCCGTCCATCAAACCAGAACGTAACGTATTGCAAGAGAAATTGCCTGTAAAAGCCATCAGGTCACCGCCTGTCTAAACTGACCAGAACGATACGCATCCTGACGTTCCATGCCATCGCCCAGACGTTTAGCCAAAGCAAGTGCTTCTTTGAATTTCATGTCGTACAACGTGATGATGTCTTGCTCACCCTTCATAAAGGTGTATGCCTCTACCAAAGAGCCATATAGCAGTACGGAATCAAAGTTGTCACCCAGCCAAGATGTATTGGACGTTGTGATTGACTCTGGGTAAAAGAAGTAATGCAACTCCATTGTGTAGGCAGCATCAGGTGTTGGGCCAAGAATAAAAGACAACTCCGTGCTATTGGAATACGATGGGCCAAACAACGCATAGTACTTGGGGATAGCTAAATCGGTAGGTTGTGGGTACGCCTGACGTATGAAGTTCACATCCTTGTTT